AAGAACAAGAACAAGAACAAGAACTTCAACTAGATTCTTCTGAATCACAACAATATATTAATAATTTAATTGCACAAGCGCGACTTTCTGACCAGCAACGTATGGAAACATTTGTAAAAGAACATCTAGAGGAGCAATCTGAAGAAGATATACTTGATGACTGTAAAGAAGAATTACAACAGGATGAAGAAGTTCAGACAACAATTGAACATAATGACACAGTCAGTCAAGATGTAGATGACATTATTGAAGAAGTCGTCAATAAGAAGAAAACAAAGAGACAACCTAAGAAAAAAATAGCACCTATACCAGCTTAAATTCTAATTAATTTAATTTAATGTTTATTAAATTAAATCAAATATACATGTGATGTGGAGGTTCATCCGTTTTTTCATTTGTTATACTTTCATCTAAAAATATATCTATATGTTTATCTGGTATAATAACAGGTAGTTGCTTATAATAAGAATACAACTTTTTATATTTTAAATGAATCACATTGTCTTCTTCATTCGTAAGAAGCAATGTATTAATTCTAGATAATATAATCTTAATTTTGGTTTTTATATTTCTCATACCATGAGATTTATTAGATGAATTCACTAAATATCTAATAGATTCGTCACTAAATTGTATATCATTCATATTAAACTTGAATTTATCTATCATAGATGGAATGATATGTTTTGTTGTAATTTCCATCTTTTCTTTAAAATCATAATTTTCAACCTTAATTTTAAATAATCTATCCGCTAAAATTCTATCAACTTTTGTTGGGTCATTATATGTAAATACAAATAATACTTTTGATAAATCAAACTCTATACCTGAAAAATATTTATCATAATTATATTTACTATTTGTTGTCGAATCTGTTAAATGAATTAATGTACCTATAATTTCTTTACCGTGCTGTGTTTCTGACACCTTGTCCAATTCATCAATTAATACAATAGGATTCATCGTCTTTGTATGACGTAAAATATCAATTAATCTACCACTACCCGAACCAACATACGTAAAACCATGCCCCGTTAAACTAGACGCATCTGATTCACCACCTAAAGAAATGGTCGCATATGGCCTTCCCAATGCCTCCGCAATACTAGCTACAATCGATGTATTATGTGTAACTATAAAATTGCCCAATATATATCTATGATTATTATCTAATTCAAAACCATAATAATTATCTTCCGGTAATTCTTCAACTTTGATTCCAGATACTAATACATCCTTAATTTGTTTTCGTGGTCTAGCTTGTTTCCTTTTACAAAGAGTGGGGATTTTTTCTAAACCATCTCCTGTAATATTTAATCTCCACACATTTCTATATTTTTTAACACCATTATGCATCCAATTAGTTTTTTTAATATTCTTATAACAAGCAAATCCTAATGAACGACATACATATATAATATCATCAATTAATTTTTCATGTTCGAGTGATTGACTAATTTCAAATATATTATTCTTACTATAATAATACCCATTAGAATCTAATAACCCAGCAAGAAGTTTCAATCTATTTTTCCTAGAATTACATTTATAATCTAAAGGAATATGTCTATTATTTATTAAATCATAATCTCTTAAAACATTTAAAAACATATTTGTATCGCGTTTATTTCCTTTAACATTTTTTCCATTAATTCTATAAATATACGAATTATCTTTAGTAATATTATATTTTAAATAACAATTATATTGTGGTAAAGTTTTACTCAAGTAGTGTAAAATTGAAAAATCCTTATTTGTAATAGATGAATTACTTAATTTCCCATCCCCTAGCCATAATCCTATTATGTACGGGTCGAAAATATCCTTCTCCTGAAATTCAACTCCAGTAGAATATCCTTTTAATTGACATTGTATATGCTTAGCTAATTTTAAATAATCCTTTACAGAAATTTCACAAATCTTGTCTTCATTAATACTATTCATATATTCTTTAGCTCGGTTTAACATATGTAATTTATTACAACTATAATAATAATCCTTAGTCATAACTTTATATTTTTTATTATCAAACCACTTTACTCTAAATCTTTTGTTATGTTTATCATCAACAATCCTCTTATTTCCTGAATATTTTAAACAAAGAATATGTTCTGAATTAGTTGTATAACTCTCACTTTTAACATTTGTAATTTTATACATTGTATCTCTACCCCTTCCTAATGATAATACAGTCCTAGGTGTAGAATCATCACCCATTATTATTTCCCCAATTTGAATATCTTGAACTATTTTAATACTTCCATCATACATTAAAATTGGAGTGTCTTTACCATGACACTTACCTACACCGGCAGGGCCATGTAAACCAATAGCATTAATATTAACATCCGGATTTCTTATCATTTGAGTAACAATATTAATAATTTGGTCTTTGGGTTTTTCTAAAAAGGACAATTTTCTATCCAATGTATTTCTTACATGTTTTATATATTTTTGAATATCCTCAATAGACGATTCACTTGTAATCCCACTTTCATTATATATACCAAACGGGACGGATAATAATGTATCCATCCACGCTTTATATTTAGCATATTCTGATGTATCCGTCTCTTCATATGTTTCCATAATTTCAAGTTTCTTATAAGCAATTACTTTATTTTCAAATGACATGTTTGATTTTAAAATTTTAGTCCTATATGATTCTGCAAACCCATTATTCAATGAACTCTTTAAAATTTGCTCCTCTAATTCTACTAAATCAGGGTCATTCTCATTTGAAATATTCGATGTCAAAAATTTTAAATTTGAATTGTATTCTGGTGTCAAGACTTCTGAATTAACTAAACAATGCACCTTTTCTAACAACTTTTGCTTCTGTTCGACAGACACATTCATACGTAATATATCTATAATACTTGGAGAATTATTGGTATATTGAGACTTTATTTCATACAACTCCTCTGTAAATTTCTTTATATCCTCCTTACTTAATATATCCTTTATATGTTTCTTACGGTCTTCTAATGGAACGCGTTCAAAAAAATTACCATCATAAATTGATTCAACTAATTCATGAAATTCATCATATTCAGAATCACCTCTCAAGTTTAAGAAATCCTTTCCCTCCTTACTATATCTTTTAATTAATGTACTAATAGAATTTTTAATAATTTCCTTAAATTGCTTTGGCTCAAATTTCATATTTAATATTCTCTTCTCTAATACATCCTTCTCATCATTTGATTCACTTGATTCCATATTAGAAACACCATATTCTATGTCAGAAACTATTTCAGAAATACCAGACTCCATATCAGAAATACAGGATTCTATATCAGAAATATCCGATTCTAATGTCATTTCAGATTCTGTTTCCATATCAATTTCAGAATTAAACGCACATGAAGAAGGTGATTCTGGTTTTTTCTTTTTAATATTACATTGTATATTTGTGGTATCATTTATATTACAGAATTCGTTTTCTTCCATTTTTCTTTTTTGAGCGCGAGTTTCTACCATATTATTTAACTTATCTTTTACTTTTATTTTATTTTCTATTTCTGGACACATAATTAAAATAAAAGTAAATTATCGTAATCGAAGGGGGTTATATGATTTTTTATAATGTTTATTTAATAAATTTATATTCTTTTGAGAATTCACCCAGTTAAATCCTGCATCTCCAGCCCAAATTAACCAACTAATGATTCCGTGTTTACGATGCCACTTGGCATCTTTAGGTCGTCCAGCCTTTTTCCATTGTTTATATGTGGGATAACTAGCATATAAATGTCTAGCAAACCATGCTCGCATGTATTTTAAATCTTCAATTGGAATTTCCTTTTTTGTAGCTAATTGTTTAGCACGTTTCCAACCTGTTTCTAACCCTCCTCCAAACCCCATTTTTTTAAGTTTAAAGGAATAAAGTGCGACTTTTTGTACATTACTAGGTACCTTGACCATAATCTTACTCTTACGACCATAATATTGTGAACGAGTTCGGCCACTTCCACTTTGAGATTTTTTAGATGGTTTATAGAGGTCATATGATGATTTTCTTTTTTTAGAAGGTAATAATGTTTTTTGAGAACAATTGGAACATTTCTTATATTTTTCCCAATGGTGTTTTATTAATTGCTTTTTTAATTCAGGGTCTCCGTAATAACCACCTTCTTGTGAACCGCCACATTGTCCACAATCTCCAGAACCAAATTTAATACTACCTTTATGCTTTATTCTTGATTTTTCTTTTTTAGCTTTTCTTATACTTTTGGAAGAAATCGAACTATATGTTCTGGGTGTATAATTACTTACACGCTTAGAAGGTCTACATAAGGGATATTTTTCTTTGGACCCCTTAACCTTTGAACGACCACATGATTTATAACCTATAATTTTACCTTTAGAATTGCGTATTGGTCGATTTAAATCTATCCATTTTTCTTTATACCATCTTTTTAATCCACTCTTATTACTCTTTTTTCCACTATATTTACCACCCCGTTTCTTATATTCTCTTACTATCCAACTAGAACGATAAATACCAGATTTAGATTTGAATTTTTTATTAGCTAATGATTTTACATAACTATATAAGCGTTTATCGGTTGGTTGAGGATTAATCCCTCCTGTTTGTTGATTATGTTTTATTATGATATGTTCTGCTAAATCATACAACTCGTGGAATTCTCCACAAATGGGACATTGAAACATATTATGCCGGTTTGACATATGTTCCACTTTTGATTCAGTATATTTATAAGAATTACAAATAGGACATCTGTATTTTTTCTTTAAACTATGTACCACTTTTTTCATAGTAGGAGTGGCTTTTCCTTCTCCCGATTGAATTTGTTTATAATAATCATTTAATATATCTATTTTATTTTCTGGTAACTCAATTTTTTCACATACACCATCAATGCACTTTTTTGATGTTCTTTTTTTTTTGCATTCTCCGATACCATTTTTATATTCACATGTTTTTACAAACATATCCTGAAATTCGTATATTTTATTCATATTAATATATACGAATAAAATTGTATTTTGAATTAAATAAATTAATTATTAAATGTTACCTAATATTTATACAAACTCCCATAAAGAACCAGCGTATATAGTTTTATCATTAATTGAATTGATAATTGTTTTACTAGCTATACCTAATTTCAATTGAATTTCGTTTAGATTATTAAAACATATGTAGGTGTTTGTAATTGGATTTATTTGTTTAATTTTTTTAGCATGTATAGAATTAATTCCAAATATTGGTTTGTCATATTTTTCTATTATATATAATGGACATTTACTATATTCTATATAATAATACGTATTATATTTTTCTTGATTTTTAATAATATTTCTCATAGTTAATTTTGCTACACCAAGAGCTTTAGCAGCTTCATCTTTAGTTTTAAAAGTTTCTATTATTAAATCTTTAGTTTCATTTAACTTTAAAATAACGTCACGAATGGGCGTAGATGATTTATATTCTACAGTAGGCAGAGTATCTTTATTTATAAAGTTCCATCTGTATCCTTTATAAATTCTAGAATCTGATATAGCTTTAAGTATACCTGATTTATTATATCCATTGCATTCTGGCGATCTTAATAAATACACCATACTATCATAGGTTTTTATTATATTTTGTAAATTATTAGGATCAATTTTATGAATTTTCTGACCTTTTGGTCTCTTACCTTTAAAAAGAACTGGTAAATTTAAAATTTGCTTTGATACACATACTTTTTCTTTTTCTGTTTCTTTTTCTTCTTGTTGTTGTTCGTCTTCTTTTTTAATTGGTATATTTTGGTGATTATGTGAAAGTAAGACTATAATATTTTGCAATGACTCTCCTTTATTTAATAATTCTTGAATTATATTTAATTTTTGAGTTTCATTTTCTACTTTTTGTTTTTCCAGTATTTCTAAAGGTGATAAAAAATCAGTATTATTTATATAATATACAACTATTTCACGTAATTGTTTATAATTAAAATTATCAGATAATTGAACAACTTCTTTTGATACATGATTATTAATAGATTCTCTATATAAATATGGTTTTACATTAGCTAAAATATTTGATTCTACTGTTTGATAATCTATGTGTTCAAATATATCCAAAAATATACAGTTTCCAAAAATACGAGATAATCCATTACACCGTTCGTTAATATCTTTGGTAGAACCTATTTTTATTAAACTTTCTTTAATTTCAGCAATATATACACACTTCTTATTCTTAAATTTTTCTATTAAAAAATCATGTTTTTCAAGTTTTTTAACATGTTCATTATTTGTAATAATATTATCTTTTTCTTCAAGTAATTTCTCTTTTTTTTCTAGTTCTTCTTTAATAATCTTATTATGTATATTCTCTAATTTTACATAATATTTTCTTATTTCTCTACCTTTACCTGTTTTTGCTATCATGCATAAATTTTTAAATGTATCTACGTTTAACATTATATCCTCACGATTATGACCACCACGTGTTTCGTCTGTATTTTTTTGCTTTTCCATAGGGAAAAGCAAAGTTTTATAGTCTTCATCCTTAGTAAAATTACTTTTAATTGTTTTCATCGCATTTCCTTTATTTGCAAAACCTAACATTTTATAAACATTTTCTAAATTTATAGGATAATCATTTGTCGGGTGATAATTTAAATAAATATATAAATTAGTAATATACCATTGACTTTCTTCTTCTGTAAATTCCGTATTTAATAAATCAACCATCTTAGATTGACAGTTAACTGATAGCTTTGTATTACTACTTTTAACTAATTCTGTAAAATTCACTGTTTCTGGTATAACAAGTTCATCAGGGTTCTTTTTAATTAAAATATTCATAATAATAATTTTATTATATTTAATTAAAATATTTTTAAATCAAATTTTAAACGAATATTTGTTAAATTAAATTAACTTGTACACATCATACATGCTTCCTTATTTTCAATTGAACACATTAATACAGCTTCTTCTTCCTTTTGTGTTAATGGTTTCCCTTTTTTCTGTTTCTCTTTTATTTTTTTCTCAAGAGAAGGATCGATTGTAAACTTAGATGCGCCCGTAGATGGTTTACTACGTAAATAATAAATGCCAGTTTTTAAACCTTGTTTCCATGCATAAAAATGCATACTTGTCAATTTTTTAATAGTTGGGGATGCCATGAATAAGTTAAGACTCTGTGTCATATCAATAAATGGTCCTCTACCAGCACTTTGTTCTATGAAATTTTTCATAGTGATTTCCCATATTGTTTTATATAATTGTTTAATTTCATCAGGAATACTATCTATATTTTGAATGCTACCATTATGTGCAATAATAAGGTCTTTCATTTCTTTGTTCCATAACTTTAATTTTGTCAAGTCTTCCACTAAATATTTATTGATAATAGTAAATTCTCCTGATAACACACGTCTCTTAAAAATACAACTGTCAAATTGCTCAAACGATTCCGTATTTCCCATAATTTGTGCACTTGAAGCAGTAGGCATACATGTCGTCAGTGTACTATTCCTAATCCCGTATTCTTTAATTTGATTACGTAAAGTTTCCCAATCCCATCTTCCTGATAAATATTCGTCTAAATTAATACCATTGTGTTCGGCCCATAAATCAAATTGGAATTTACCTTCACTCATAGGACTACCATTAAATGTACTATAAGCACCATCCTTTTTAGCTAACTCCATTGAACCTGTTAATAACGCAAAGTAAATCGTTTCAAAAATTTCTTTATTTAATTTTTTCGCTTCATCACTCTCAAACGGATATCGCATTTTAATATATGAACAACTTAATCCTTGTACACCAACACCGATTGGTCTATGTGCTAGATTACTTTTTTCAGTTTCTGGAATAGGATAATGATTAAAATCAATTATATTATTCATAGGTAATATTATATGTTTAGCTACATCGTATAATTTTTGATGATTATAAAATGGCTTTTTTGTTTCCGGATCTATTTCTACATACTTTGGTAATGCAATTGACGCAAGATTGCAACAAGAATATTCGCTGGTACTTGAATGTAGAAGAACCTCACAACATAAGTTGCTTGATCGAATAGGACCAATATTTTTTTGATTTGACATTTTATTTGCTGGGTCTTTATAAAGTATATAAGGAGTACCAGTTTCAATTTGAGATTCTAATATTTTCATCCAAATTTCTTGAGCTTTTACTTGTCGTTTATATTTTTTTTCTTCTACATATTTCCAATACAACTTTTCATATTCATCACTATATGCATCATTTAATCCGGGACATTCATCTGGGTCCATAAGATACCAATCACCATCACTTTCAACTTGTTTCATAAATAAATCAGGAACCCATACTGCTAAAAATAAGTCTCTTGCTCTTAAATTTTCACTACCCTGATTTTTTCTTAAATCTAAAAATTCAAAAATATCTGGATGATGAGGAGATAAATACATAGCAAATGACCCTTTTCTTTTACCAGAATTGTGAACTAAACCCATATCTGTCAAATAATTATGATTATCAATTATATTAAAATCATAAACTTCACCTGTATAATTAATTTTATTTATAGATTTGATTCTACCCCATAAAATATTATTCCATTCAAAATATTTAAAATGTTCTCCATTTTTTTGAAAATTTATAATACTTTTTAAAATTGGATGTTTGGGAATTCTTAAATAATAACTAATTTTTTTTGTAACATGTGATTTTCCAATATTATTTTTTACATGACCCGATGTTAAAATACCTAATCTTAAAAACAAATAACGCATTTGCATTATCAATTTTTGTGAAGTGTTGATAAATGCTAACTCTCTTAAATTAGAACCATCTGTTTTTAATAATCCTTCTATTATTTTTAATATTTTATTTTTTGGAAGATGTAAATATTCTTCCTTTATTATTTTTTCATTATTAGAATCATATAACATATCTCTTGTTAATTGTAAAGAATCTTTACCTGACCATCTAATTCCAGAGCATCCATTCATATCACATTCCCAAAAATTAATATCTTTTTTAGTTAAATATTTTTTAATAAATTCTTTTACATCATTTTTATTTTCATCTCCTAGTGTTACACCATATTCGTTTCTTCCATTACATATATGTCCATCGCCCAACATTATACCATAAAATTTATAATAATCTAAATCATTTATTTCATTATCATTTTCAAATGTTGGAATAGGAAATCCAACTAAATCATCTTCAGACAATTCATTTGCATTATAAAAATCTGGTTTAATAATACCTTTTTCTAATCTATTTTTAATTGTAGAATAATTCGTTATTTTTTTTTGATTTTTTAATAAATATAATTCATGTTCTTTAGTTACTTTTACTGGAAATAATGTATTTGTTGCACGAATTTCTAATATTTCTTTATTAACATTATTTATAATAACTTTATTTACTTTTTTAAACGTTCCATCTACTGTTATTAAATTGTCATCTGTTGTAATATCTTTCATTTGTTTTGGACCATTTTTAGAATATACCCATGTATCTGGTGTAAAACATTGATTCACATATAACGAAATATCATTGTATACCTTCAACATTGGTATAATACCATCACTATGCCCGTTTGTACCACGAATAACAGTACCTTTACTACGAATATTATTAATATCTAATCCAATACCACCCCCTACTTTGCTAATTTTAGCACAATCACTCATCGTTTTAAAAATACCATCTATAGAATCATGCGTATTAATCAAAAAACACGAGCTTAAATTTTGCAATCTACTTCCAGAATTAAACATCACGGGACTAGCAAACGTAAAATAATGATGTGAAATAAGGTTATATGTTTTTACTATACTTTCAATATCATCTTTATGAACTTGAATAGCAACTCTCATATATAGATGCTGTGGTCTTTCAACTACCTTTCCATTTATTCTCATCAAATAACTTTTTTCCAAAGTTTTGAATCCAAAATAATCAAATAAGTAATCACGACTATAATCAATTGAATTATTTAATATGTCTTTATGTTTTCGAACAATAGATATAATGTCATCCGCTAAAATAGGTGCAGGATTATTATTTGTGTCAACATTACTATATAATGTTTCCATTACTTCACTAAAACATTCAGTGGTATTTTTATGTATATTACTGATAATTAAACGGGATGCCAATTTAGAAAATTCCAAGTTTTCAGTCATACTTATAGCAATACGAGCAGCTTCCTCATCTAATTCAGTTGAACTAACACCATTATAAATAGTAGAAACAACTTTTTGTGCTATAATATCTACATCAATATTTTTTAATTGACCAAGAATTTTATCATTTTGTAATTTTTTTAATCGATAAACAATCTTGTCAAAACTTAAATTTTCTAATCTACCATCACGCTTTTTTATTTTCATGAGGTCTCCAAAGTTATAATATGTTTTAATATTTTTTTTTTTCGCTTTTTTTTAAATTAGCGTTTTATTGAATTTAAATACAATTAATAAATGAACATAAATGTTATAATGGATGTATCGATTAAAAAAAAAAATAATCATACAGGCGCGAATTCATCTCATTCAGATGCATTTACAGAAACAGAAGATAAACACGTTTTAAATAAACTGGACATTCTCATGCTAAATAATGGGTGGAATGATAAAAATGAAAAACTAATAATTGAAATTGCATATAATAGTGGTATTTATAAAAGATTACATAAACAATCTTCTCAATATTATAAAAGTATAAATAAAATAATAAATTTATCATTATTAATTTTAAGTATATTTTTAACAACTGATTCTATTTTAGATTTACTAAGAGATGATATCTTAGAATTGGTTCAAAAAATAATTGTATTCACAGTCACTCTCTTATCATTAATTAATAATTTTTTGAAATATGGAGAATTATCTGAACAACATCTTCAAGCATCTAATAAGTTTAATACCATATATAATAATATTAGAAATACCATGTGTATTTATAGAAAAGATAGATATAATGCAAGTAAATATATAAAAGGTGTTTTAAAAGATTATGATCAACTAGAAATAGAATCACCAGATATACCTCAATTATTTATTACACTTATTGAACGTAAAATTAATTCCGATGTCAAATATGAAAACATTAACATGCCCACTGACCCATTTGCAGAAATAGATGTAGTAACAGAAGATGAAGAACACGGGAATTTAGTTCAGATGAAATCTATTAAAAAGAAAAAGAATGATACCACATCTAATCGTAAATTTAAAATTAATAATATGCAAAATATTTCAGAAATATATGATTGTGTTAAAATTGATGGAGAAATATCTGAAAATGATAATATAACCATGATAGATTTACAAAATCATAGAAAAAATGCACTCGACCTAGAAACACAATACGAATTTAATAGATTTATGCAACAGTAACACTTGTCACTCATAATGTCAATATATACCTATCCATGTATATATTATCATTAATCAAACTTTTTATTAATCACATGATATTCTAACGCACATGTAGAACCAGAATATTTGGATAAATCCGGCATAATACCTCCTATACCAATTAAATGTCCACCATCTGCTGTAATTGTCTTACAAGGCATAGATATAGAAGGAACGGAGATAGAAGAAGTAGGCTCCTTCTTACTTTGTTTTTTCTCAAATTTCTTCATTTTTTTAACAATAGAACTATATAATTCTTTTTTATGCGTACGGGTAATTTCATTTTGTAACATGACTAATTCCGTAGATGTCCATGTATCCTTTGTTTTTATTGCAGCTTCAAATTTCATATTTATTTGATATAACGTATCCTTGTCAACTTGTTTCATGACTCGATGTGCTACTTCTGAATTAATACTATTCCAAATTGGCTGATTTTGCATTTTATTCAATAGAGGATCAATATCATCATAAGTTAAACAATAAATACAAGATAATTTTTCAACTATTTTTTCAGACGAATTATAAAGATAACCCTTCAAAACCATCTTATACTTTTTGATTAGATAATACATATTATTTTTTATCTCAATAAAGTAATCCAAACTGTCTGGTTTAATATTTGATGTACATGGTACCATTTTTAATGCCTCAATTTCTTGGTCAAGATATGCGTTTATCCAATGTGCGATATAAGTATCATTTTCTCCATAAAAGATGTTGATAACCTCCTCTGCATTAGATAACAAATCTTTTTTAATTATAACTTGCATACGTTTTTGATTTTATACAATTACATGACAAAATAAAATTTAACATAAACAAGGAAATTTAAATTAATTATACATACTGTTATTTATGGACCATCGAGCTCCCACAAAGAGAGTATTATCAACTTTCTCAAAACTACCTGTTTTAAACTGTTCCTGTATATGTTTTCTAGCAGATGGGTCTGGCATATCTCCACACCACTTTGGTTCCCAAAATTTAACTGTAAACTCGCTCGTATTTGTATATGAATTTTTATTAAATAATTCACAGAAAAGTTCCCTATAATATAACTGCTCCTTTGTCATTGGTCTATTATATGAATATTTGTCTGTCAATAACAAAAATGATAAATTACCATATTTCTTGTCACAATACCTAATTAAACTATCAATCCAATTTTCAGATGTATTATTGTGATTACTAACACCATCTGAAAATGCCTCTTTCTTTCTGTATAAAATATCATCAGGTAAATAATTATCTTTAAAAGAATCTCTTAAAATTTGCTTCTCCATTGTTTTATAATTGTTTAATTTACCAAATATCTTATATTTTGGTGGCATATTTAACATATACTGGACAAAATGAGGGTCTGTAAACGGCACTCTTACTTCAATAGAATTTGCCATACATGTCTTATTCGCCCGTAAACAATCAAACATATGTACATTACTTACTAATTTAATTGTCTCCATCTGAAAATCATTTTCTGAAGGAGCATTTCCACCATACAAATAACTCAACATCTCATCACTTAACTCTCCTGAAAATAATACCTTTATATCCTTGAATTTTTCCTTGATTTTTTTAGTTAACAAATACATTGCTGTACTAGCTCTTACTGTTGTAGTATCATATGACTCTATATACCAAATAACATCCCTTATCGCATTTAAACCCTCTTCTTTTGTAAAATAAAATTCATAATGGTCTGTACCTAAAAATTGCGCAACTTTTCTAGATGCAATCAAATCAGTTGAATAAGGAGTCATACCAATACTAAATGTTTTAATCTTTTCCTTATTACTTAATTTACTAACTATACTTGCAATTAAACTACTATCCAAACCACCAGATAGTAACACACCAAATCGTAAATTACTACTTAAAATATCTTCTAATTGTAAACTAACACTTCTTTCTAATTTATTTTTAATCTCTTTCGTTATTTGTTCTCTATCATTATAATCAAAAGAAACGGAATTATTCATATCATAATAATCTAAATATGGAGTAGTCTTTTCAGACAATACACTATATGAACACTCTTCCAAACTTGTATATAAATATGTCCGTGGATAAAATACCTTTACTCTAGATGTAAATGATACCTCATTCACAAACGTACACATTGTAAGACACTTTAATTCTGAACTAAATACTATCCTGTCTTCATCATAACCATAATACAATGGTGTGATACCTATATGGTCTCTTGCAACAAATAAATTATTTTTCATCGAATCATATAATACAAATGAAAATTGACCATTTATTTTATTAAAAAAGGTTTGGAAATCACCCAATGTTCTAACATATTTTTTATACAAAGGAATAATAACTTCACAATCTGATTTGTGACACACATATCCAAGTTCATTTGATAATTCCTTCCAATTAAAAATTTCTCCATTTATAATTAAACTAATGGTATTGTCATCATCAGTTAGTGGCTGAGGAGTAGAGTCCCCAACAATATGCAATCGTGTATGTACCATAATTAGTGTTTTATCACTTGTCTCATTACTATTTAATTGTATTACCTTATTACTTGTACTATCAGGGCCCCGATGACTTAATAAATTTGATGCCTTTTTTACAATCTCATCTATGTATTCTTGCGTACATGACGATTTATTTTGAATACAACAAAATATACCACACATTTTGATATACCTATTTTTTAATATATTTATATACTTAATTTTAAATTTAATTTTAAACACAACTTGATTAACAAAAAAGTATTAATTTAAAAGTAAATATATTATGAATGATAAACACATATATTCAAGTATGATGAATCTAGTCTATATTCATATAGGTGACAATTTACCGAATTATATATTTGATTCAATTTATCAAAGTTTACTATTAAATCAAGATACTAAAATTTATGTTATTCTTCAAGACGAACTAATAGAATCATTTCAAAATGTCATTTCAGAATTTAATATAAATACATATTTGAAAAAGTCAATTCATATTGAAATGCATATTCAATGTATTCCATTAACCATTTTAAAAATGCCAGAAGATTATACACATTTAATAAATAATTTGCCAGATAGCACTAAACAATTTCGAGACGCATTTTGGATATCTACAACTGCACGATTTTTTTACATAAAATCTTTTATGGAATTATTCAAGTTACACAATGTATATCACATTGAAAATGATATTATGTTATATGAAAATTTACAAGATATACCTGTTGATAAAACTAAAATGTATATGGTAAGAGATTCGTACGATAGAGTCATTCCATCTATTTTATTTATTCCAGACTATTCTCACTTACAAAAGTTAACCCAACATATGTTAACCAAATTAAAAAATTCACGAAAACTAATGAATGATATGCAATTATTAGGGAGTTATACAGCAAATCATGTAGACTATTTTCCATTCGATTTTTCAAATAATACTGGATACATAATGGATGGTGCAGCAATAGGACAATATATGGGAGGAGTTGACCCCAGAAATATACCACAATTTGAAACTAAATCTGAACGCGAAAAGGCGTTTATATCAATGAATAATCCAACAATAGGTTTTATAAATGAGACATGTACATTTAAGCCAAATAGTATGTCCATTTTTAAGAAGGGAATACATATAACGAACGTGAATATTCCTGTGAAATTATTTTATGGGCAACAAGAGAATAATGATATGATTATGTTGAAGCAAATTGTTAATTTACATATACATTCGAAGCAATTATATCAGTTTAGTAGTATAAATGATTTAAAATATGGTGATTTAATCAGCGGAGATAGAATAGTAGGGCTATGTGATTTTGTGTTATTAACACATGATATTTTCATGTACCATCAAAATTTAGACAAATTTATTGATATAAATAAAGTAATCATTGTTAAAAATTTTCAAACTGTAGATACAAAGAATCTTAATACATATTTTAAAGAATGTAATAAACCGTATATTAAGTTGTTTATATATACTCATATTTTGGATTATTTTATTAAATTTATTCTACCATATTTAGATAATACGTTATCATACATTCTTTATTTGCATAATTCTGACCACGAAGTTAAGCAGCATCATATTCACGAGCTTGTAAAACACAAATTCATTTCCAAGATATATGCTCAAAATATATCATTTTATCATAACAAATGTCAACTTTTACCCATAGGTATAGCTAATTCCATGTTTAAACATGGAGATTTACTTTCATTGTATAGTGTAATGTCGAATACATATTATAGAAAAAAGACTAAGAATTTATATATTAATATTAGTCCACATACGTATGCTTATAGAGCTACAGTGTTAGAAGAAATCAAACAAAGGCCAGATGATTTTACTGTATCTACAAATAAGACTTATAAAGAATATTTAGAAGAATTATCTCAAAATAAGTTTTGTTTATGTGTAAGAGGTAATGGTATAGCATGTCATAGAGAATGGGAATGTTATTATTTAGGTGTAATTCCTGTTATTATAAACAATAAACATACAAATTTAGATTCATATGTTAAATATTTACAAGAATTGAATCTTCCATTTTATGAAATAAAAGAAGATACATTAGAACGATATACAAATGATTTTTTTAATGATGATTTATACAAAAAAATAATGTTAAAGTGTGATTCAAGCATGTTCAATTCACCTTCTGTTAAATTGTCTCATTATATATAAAATAATTTTAATATTATATACTATTTAAATTATTAATTTTAGACACTTGTTGTTAACGCTCTAAACTTTATCGTAGTAGATATCCAGTCATTTATATTTGATGATGTATACTGTATTTGTCCAGTATTTGTTATATAAAAATGAAGATGTGTACTGTCTCCCATAAAGGTACTATTTAATAACCAAGTATTATTTGTTTGTATCCCTTTAATTTCATATCCAGAATTTAATTCATTCATATTTGTAGTTACATTTACTGATACGAATGCATGAAAATATCTTACTGTTGCATTATTAAATAAAAATCCACTGATATCATCTTGTATCATTTGATTATTATTTGCAGAAAATACTTGTTCTTCAAATATATCTCCATAGGATGGTTTTACTTTAACATCATTAATATATACATCACCGCCTATGTTAACATCCTTTTGAACTCCTAGACCTCCTTTAACTATTAAACTACCTGTACTTGTATTTAATGACTCCTTTGTACTTCCAATTGTTAACACGTCATCAATATATGTTAAGTTTATATCAGTTAATAAGGGGTCTGTTCCATTTCCAAAAATTAAACAGCCTTGTGTAAAATATGGCTGTCCAGTTCCACCATATTCAACCTCTCGAATTAATAAATTATTTCCCATTGTAAAATTCGCTAACGCCCCTTGAGATGTTGTATTGGCTCTAAAACGTAAGGTGGCTGTTCCAGTTACATTACTATTTGTATATTGTATTTGCCCATGACTTCCTGTATTGATAATCGAAAACTGAATATTACTTGGATAATCCCCAATAAATGTTTCATTCACGACCCATGTAGAACCTTTTAATATACCATTTAAAATCCATTGGTCATAAATATTTAACTCTGGAATCTCTAAGTACGCCATTGCTTCAAAAGAACTCACATTATCATTCTTAAATTTAAAATTGGTCACATTTAATGGTGTCAATACATTGTTACCTAATGTAACCGTTGTCTCTGCAATATCTCCACTACTCAATCCCAAGAAATAGTCTACATATAATTTATTAGCAGCATCAAATGGTTCTGTTGGTAATGCAACACTTGTGATTTTATTACTTGTCATATCCAATTCGCCACCAATTGTTGCATTTTGCTGAACTATTATGTCTCTTCCAATATTAACATCTTTTTGAATACCCACGCCACCAATCACTACTAAACTACCTGTACTCGCGTTTAATGATTCCTTTGTACTTCCAATTGTTAACACGTCATCTATATATGTTAAGTCTGTGTCAGTTAACAAAGGGTTAATACCATTTCCAAAAATCAAACAGCCATGTGTAAAATAAGTCTGGCCAGTTCCCCCATACTCAACCTCACGGACTAATAGATTATTTCCCATTGTAAAATTTGCAAATGCTCCTTGAGATGTTGTATTTGCCCTAAAACGTAAAGTCGCCGTTCCAGTTACGTTACTATTTGTATATTGTATCTGTCCATGACTTCCTGTATTGATAATCGAAAATTGAATGTTACTCGGATAATCACCAATAAACGTTTCATTCACGACCCATGTAGAACCCTTTAATACTCCATTTAAAATCCATTGGTCATAAATATTTAATTCAGGAATCTCTAAATACGCCATTGCTTCAAAAGAACTCACATCATCGTTGTTAAATTTAAAATTAGTCACATTTAATGGTGTTAATACATTATTACCTAATGTGACGGTAGTTTCTCCAATATCACCATTACTTAATCCCAAGAAATAGTCCACGTATAGTTTATTCACAGCATCATATGGTTCTGTTGGTAATGCAACACTTGTGATTTTATTACTTGACATATCCAATATCCCACCAATAGTAGCATTCTGTTGAATAATAATGTCTCTTCCAATATTAACATCTTTTTGAACACCTACACCACCAATTACCACTAAACTACCTGTACTCGAATTTAACGAATCAATCGTACTTCCGATACGTAACACATCATTACTATACGTTAAATCAATATCTGTTAATAAAGGGTCGATACCATTCCCGAAAATCAAACATCCTTGGGTAAAATAAGTTTGTCCAGTTCCACCAGATGGAACATCTCTAACCAACATATCATTTCCAATTGTTACGTTCGAAAATGTACCTTGAGAGGTTGTATTTGCTCTAAATCTTAATGTCGCCGTACCAGTTAGATTACTATTTGTATACTGAATTTGTCCATGAGTTCCTGTATTGATAATCGAAAACTGAATGTTACTCGGATAATCACCAATAAATGTTTCATTCATCACCCAAGTAGACCCTTTTAATACACCATTTAAAATCCATTGGTCGTAAATATTTAATTCAGGAACTTCTAAATAAGCCATAGCTTCAAAAGAACTCACATCATTATTTGCAAACTTGAAGCCAGTTACGTCTTCTGGACTTGTTACATCATTATTTAATATAACCACCTTTTCAGCAATATCACCGTTACTTAATCCTAAAAAGTAATCTACATACAACTTATTTACAGCATCATATGGATCAGTTGGCAATGACACACTTGTTATTTTATTATCTGACATATCCAATACACCCCCAATAGATACATTATCCTCTACAGTCATATCTCCGCCTATATTAAGGTCTTTTTGTATTCCCACACCACCAATCACCACTAAACTACCAGTACTAGTATTTAATGAATTAATTGTACCTCCAACACGTAATACATCATTAATATATGTTAAATCAATGTCCGTTAATAAGGGGTCGATACCATTTCCAAAAATTAAACATCCTTGGGTAAAATATGTCTGACCAGTTCCACCTGATTCAACATCTCTTACATAATTACCTATTGTAATATTGGCAAATGCTCCCTGTGATGTTGTATTAGCTCGAAAACGTAAGATGGCTGTGCCAGTCACATTACTATTGGTATATTGAATCTGACCATGACTTCCTGTATTGATAATAGAAAATTGAATGTTACTAGGATAATCACCAATAAATGTTTCATTTATTACCCAAGTAGACCCTTTCAATACACCATTTAAAATCCATTGGTCGTAAATATTTAATTCTGGAACTTCTAAATAGGCCATGGCTTCAAAAGAACTCACATCATCATTGTTAAATTTAAAATTGGTAACATTTAATGGTGTTAATACATTATTACCCAATGTTACGGCAGTTTCTGCAATATCACCATTACTCAACCCCAAGAAATAATCTACATACAATTTATTTACAGCATCATATGGGTCAGTCGGTAATGCTACGCTTGTAATTTTATTACTTGACATATCTAATCCACCTTCAATAATGGCATTTTGTTGAATTGTAATATCACCTCCAATATTAACATCTTTTTGTATACCCACACCTCCTATAACAACTAATGTACCTGTACTTGTACTTATTGAATCAGTAGTACCACCAATACGTAAAACATTATTAATATACGTTAAGTTTGTGTCTGTCAATAAGGGGTCCGTTCCATTTCCAAAAATTAAACATCCCTGTGTAAAAAAACTTTGTCCAGTTCCACCACCTTCTACATCTGTTACTAGACTTCCTATAGTAATGTTGGCAAACGTACCTTGTGATGTTGTATTGGCTCTAAAGCGTAATATAGCTGTTCCAGTTACATTACTATTTGTATATTGTATCTGACCATGAGTTCCTGTATTAATAATAGAGAATTGAATGTTACTCGGATAATCTCCAATAAATGTCTCATTCATTACCCATGTAGAACCTTTTAATACACCATTTAAAATCCATTGGTCATAAATATTTAATTCTGGAACTTCTAAATAGGCCATGGCTTCAAAAGAACTCACATCGTCATTACCAAATTTAAAATTAGTTACATCCAACGGAATTAAAACATTATTGCCTAGTGTTACAGTTGTCTCTGCAATGTCTCCATTACTTAATCCCAAGAAATAATCTACATATAGCTTATTCACAGCATCATATGGGTCTGTAGGTGTTGCCACACTTGTAATTTTATTATCAGATACATCTAATGTTCCTCCTATAAAAACATCTTTTGCAATTGTAATACCACCATCTACTCTTAACACTCCTCCAGATGTTAGATTTGTAGCATTTTCTGTTGAATACAAGATTAACTGAGTTCCATCAAATGTAAATGAATTAAACCCATTCACATTTCCACCACTACCAGCTACAATGACTTGCCCTTGTGTAAAACCACCGCTCATTACATTTCCAATCGTAAATTGACTTAGACGTTGGTCTAAATACCATTTGTTTACTACATCTAAATCAACAGAAGGCGCAGTAGCATTACTAATCAATTGTCCTCCTGCATTTATGCCACTATTAACAAATAAATCACCATTAATAGTTAATGTAGCACTTGGACTACTAGTTCCAATACCAATATTACCTGCACTATTAATTCGCATACGCTCATCTCCTACAGTATAAAAATATAAATTACCATCAGTTACACTAGGATTTGCAGATGGTAAAATCTTTGTAGTTTGAGCAATATCTATAACACCTCCTAAAGAACCCCAATTATTACCCGCACCATAACCTTCAAACTGTTGAGTTTCACTATTATATCGAATGGTTCCAATTGTTGCATTACTAGGTCTAGATGCAATATCTCCAATAGGAATTTGTAAAATAGGCCCTCCAATATAAGCACTCCTTTGAATACGCACACCTCCTTGTACATTTAGAACTCCACCAGATGTTAAACTAGTAGCCTCATTCGTCGTATAAATATTTAATGCATCATCTAAAAATGTAAATGTATCGAAACCAGTAATATTTCCACCACTAACCGCCACAACAACTTGTCCTTGTGTAAAATTACCAGTCACATTTCCAATTGTATATTGATTAAACCGTTCATCTAAATACCATTTATTTACAACATCTAAATCTAACGTAGGAGCAGTTACATTACTAATTAATTGGCCATTACCATCAATACCTCCGCCTACATATAATTTTTGTATTATATTTGCACCACCATATGTAATAAAAGTTCCTGGTGTAGTTAAATTTGTAGAATTATGAGTAGATGTAATAGACACTAGACCCAATGCATCATCATATGTAAAATCTGAATATCCAATAATATTACCACCCGTTGTTGCTACAATAATTTGTCCCTGTGTAAAATTACCACTTACATTACCTACTGTAAGCGTATCAAAACGATTATCTACATAATACTTGTTTGCAGCATCATAAAATGTAGTTGGTATAGCTACACTTGTAATTTTCTGATTATTCATATCTAATACACCTAAAATATGCGCATTTCCACCAACATAAAAATTCTTATCAACACTGGCACCACCACTCACCTGTAACGACCCACCTTGACTAACACTTGTCGCATTGTTTGTACTATAAATATAAAGAGAACCTTCCGCAATATCATACATAAACTCAGAATAACCAGTAATATTTCCACCAGTTGACGCTATAATAACTTGCCCTTGGGTAAAATTACCACTTACATTACCTATTGTATATTCATTAAATTTACTATCTACATAGTACTTATTCGCTACATCCAATAAATTAGTCGGAGCAGTTACATTTGTAATTATATTTGAATTTAAATCTAAACTACCACCAATGTATACATCCTTCTTTACCGCTAACCCGCCCTCAATTGTTAGAGCCCCGCCAGATGTCATAGAAACAGCATTGGTCGTATTATTAATAGATAATCCTCCATTCATAATAACGGATGCAGTTGTACTATTTAAACTAGGTGTTATATCTGTAATATACATATTCCCAAATGTCCCATACAAAAAATTAACACTCGTTCCACTTAAATCAAGTATAGCTGCATTACTTGCTGTAATATTAGTTGTTATAATCGATTCACTAGTTATATTTGATATAATTGCATTTGATGTATGCAAATTACTAGTAGTTAATGCATTACTCGATATTGTTTCTCCTACTATTACATTCTTAGCTATACTAGCCCCTCCAGCTATCGTTAATCCTCCTCCATTACTGATATTAGTGACATCTGTAGTATTATTAATCGAAATCCCACCTAGACTCACAAATGCACCTGTCGATGAATTCGTTGATGGATTCGTTCCACTCAAAAATACATTATTAAATGTCGAATGAATATAATTAAGGTCTGTTCCAGTCAAATGACTCATAGTTCCATAAATACTCGAAACATTTGATGACGATATATTAGGAACATATAATGTATAACCTATATAAACATCCTTTGCTATACTAGCTCCTCCTGCTATAGTTAAACCTCCGCCACTTGTGATGCTAGTAGCGTTTTCCATCACATCAATCGAAATACCTCCATAACTAATAACTGTGCCTGTAGAAGAATTAAAAGAGGGTATTGTACCAGTAATATTTAAAGAACCAGTTGTTGTATATACACTTTTAATATTATTAGAAGTTAAATTGGTTACTCGAATATCCTCTGACAATAAATTAGCTATTGTTCCATTTAATGTACGTATATTAAATGATGATAAATTAGACGTTGAAATGTGTATTGAATTTATATTAGGTGATGTCAAATTAGTAGCATATAAATCTGTTCCATATAAACTTGAATAAGTACCATACGTAAAAGTTAAATTTTCAATAGTAACATGTTGACTAATAATATTTGCTGTACTCAAATTTGTAACAATATTATTATACTCAATGTTTGTTGTTACATGTAAATTACCTACCGTTAAAGTATCAATACTTCCTTGTGTTACTAGTACATTATTTATGTTAGCTATACTTGTATACAAATTTGTAATAGTAGAATTTAAAGAATTATTGTTTGTAATAAATACATTACCTAATGTGCCGTATAATAATTGTAAATTAGAAATAGATGAATTTGTATTTGTTAAATTAGTACTGCTAATATTATCCACCAAGATAGTCCCTGATGTTAATAACTGTATATTCGCATTTATTGAATACAAATTATTATTTGTTATATTTGTAATTGAACCATTACCTGAACTTATTGTATTCAAATTTGCTATATTTGCAAACAATGTCTTTTCAATACTTGCTCCACCAGCGACTGTTAATGCTCCACCAGATGTAAGACTTACTGCATCAGTTGTATTTTGTATAGCAATTCCACCTAAACTTATAAGTGAACCATAACTACTATCAATACTGTTCGTACTATTATACAATGTTAAAACTCCTCCAATATTAAGATTTTTTAATATACTTCCACCACCATCTACAACTATACTACCTGACGTTAAATTAAAACTATCTCGTGTATCATGAAAATATACAGAACCATAATATTTTGAATCTTTTAATGCAGATATACCTCCATATACAATTAAACTAGCTACACTACTATTCAAACTTGGCTCTGTAGATGTAATAATTACTTTACCAGATGAAAAAATACTATCTTCTAAAATGACACCAGGGGACTCTGTATCATATTCTTTAATAGCATTAACAAAGAGAGTTCCAGAGGCCTCAATTGAACCATCTTCTGTATTATCACAATTTGCAACAACTGTGATATTTGTGAACATGGAACCATACAAAAATCTATTACTTGTGTTGGACATTACACCATCTATCATTATTTAAGAATTTATTTATAAATTTTGGACACATGTATTATTTTTATGATTAAAAATAACGCATTAATGCACTACGTTTATAATTTATTATATTATTTAATTTTAATTTTTAATTTCATATTTTATATTTTATATTTTTATAATTGTTATTATTTTTTAATTAATATAATTATCGTTTAATTTAACATTTTTATTACATTTTTTTCGATTATACTGCGTTTATTTTTTTTTATTTTTTTGAATTATCGAAAAATTATTATATCTGAATATAGTATAAAAATACACATGACGAGTCCTTTATACTATAATCAGAGTATAGTAATCTTAGATACCACTGTATCTGAAAGCATTACTACCGGTGCCCTAGTCGTACCTCATATAGGTGTAAGTGGTAATGTGTATGCCAGTTATGGTAACTTTTCCAACTTATTTGCTACTAATATCTCTTCTAATTCTCTTCGTCTAGTGGATTTGGGAGTAAGCGGAACGACTACCTTAGCTAATGCATTCATTACATCATCTACATTAACTAATTCGTTAGCTACAAATATGACAAGTGCTACAATTAACGTATCTACTGGTATAACTTCTGCTGCTGTTAATGTCACTGGTCTCTCTACTCTCCAGACTGCTACTGCCACCAATGTCTCAGCATCCACTCTTGACCTTTCTACTGGCGCCACTTCAGCTGCTATTAACGTAACTGGTCTCTCTACACTCCAGACTGCTACAGCCACACATGTGTCTGCCGCTACCGCTAACCTTTCAACTGGCGCTACATCCGCTGCAATCAACGTTACTGGTCTATCTACCCTTCAGACCGCCACCGCCACACATGTCTCTGCCGCTACTGCTAACCTTTCAACTGGAGCTACATCTGCTGCTATTAATGTTACTGGTCTTTCCACACTCCAGACTGCTACAGCAACCAATGTATCTGCTTCTACCCTTGACCTATCCACTGGTGCTACTTCAGCTGCTCTTAAGGTTAGCAATCTCTCTACGCTTAACACTGTAACTGCTTCAGATGTGACTGTGGCCAACTTACTCGCCACCACTCAAATGAGCACTGGAACTCTCCATGCTAACTTTGGCTCTTTCAACACTGTTGGAACAAGCTTAATGAATGTTACAACCATCAGTGGTGGAAGTGCACACTTTTCT